GAGGGTTCAAATACACTCCCATCAAACGAGCCTGCTCCGAAAGATGATGTGGTAAAACTAGGTTCTGAAACTATAGTAGAATCTGGTCGTTTCTGTAAAAAATTTAATTTCGTTCTTTGTGTATATGTTGGTTTTAGTACATTACCAACTTTTAAATTTGCTTTATTAGGAATTAATTTTTTAAGACTCTCTACAAAACTATTGTTAAATATTTTTTTTGTTGCATTAATAAATCGTGTAAAGTCAATAGATAAGTTGAACTCATCTAATTTTTTGTTAAATTTATCTAAATCTGGATATCTAGATTTGTATTCATCACGAGGGTCTGCAAATAAATCATTAAAATCTAAATTACCAAGATTGTCTTTTAAGAAATCATTTATTATTTCTTGTGGTGACCTTTCAAAAGACAAATCTCTCGTATGTATAAATTCTTTTTCTGTTAAGGATTCTCCGTGATTTACTACAGACATATTAGGATTCAAATCATAAAACATTTTTGGTGGTGATTCTATAGTTACAAAATTATCAGTATATGTTAAATTACCATTTCCTGTTCCTGCGTTAGGAAAATTAACAGCTATAAATTTTGTAGTGTCGTAATTTATCGACTCAGAATTAAACATATTACTATCTAAATCAAATCCTCCACCTTTTTGTAATGTTGATGCGTCGAGTATATCGAAGGTTCCTGAACCAGATGAGTGATTTTCTTCTAGTGGATAATAGAATTGTAATTCATTTGTAGAACTAGTCAAATTATTACCAACAATACTTTTTTTATTATAAACATGCTGCTTAAATGTTGTTAATGAAAGTGGTGTTGACCAAGATTTTATTTGACCGATAGAACCTGTAAAATTTTGAGTGAGGAATAAATGTCTACCATCACTACCAGACATAAAGTTTTTATTGCTTGTGCTATCACTATCTCCATCTATTTCTACTTTTGATGAAGTCAAAGTAGTTATATTTTCTTCGTGTGATTTACCTACAATAAGTTCATAAGTTTGAACATCACTTATATCATTTCCAGAAGCACTCCTTTGAATTGCTACATTTATAAGAGAATTATCTAACACATCAATGAAATCAGTTTTAACTAAAGTTGAATTTGCAACTAAATCAGATGAACCTGCTGCTTCATCACTCAATCTAAATTCAAATCTACCTTTAACTGAATCAGATGCAGATGGTATCAATGAAAGTTCCCATAATTTTTTATCATCAGCAACATTATATGAAGATAACAAACTCATTGAATTTTGAGTATTTGGTGCTTTAATTATAAACTCTATGGCAGATTGAGTTATTACATTTGAAGTGTTCCAATTAACCTTGAAACCACTTGTATCAAAATTATCATTTATTATAATACTATTTAAATCTGCAGTTCTAATATCAGGATGTACACTACTAGTTTCAAAAAATATGTTTGGTGAAATATTAGTATCATTCGATAATACTGAATCATCATATTTTTTTGTACTGATACCACCTTCTTTTATTTTTAATACATTTGATGGTAAACCATAACAACTTAATAATGCTTTTAAACTATTGGGTGTTCCTTTTGTTTTATACAAATACATCAAATTATTTAAAACATTATTTATAACTAAGTCAGAATAATCCTTGGAGTTTGTTAAATTATCATTTAGTCCTATAAGTTTTAAAAAGTTACTTTCTTCTATTGGGAATATATCACTACCTAAATTTTCTGCTAATAATTTATTAAATTTTGTAGGTACTTGTTCATAGTCTGAATAACCTTGATTAAACAATCTATAAAAATTATCAACTAAAGTTTTATACTCATCAAAAAACTCCCCAATGGCATTAACATATGTTATTAACTCACTATTTGTTGTTGAATCATTTAAATAATGAGATGGTATATTGTTAACTAACCTCTGTATATTTTGAGAGTCATAAAAGGAAGCTGTAGAAATTAAATTATTATACCATGTTGTAAAAGTGTCTGAAGTAGTTGTTTCTATATGATGAAATGGTAATATTGTTGATGGGTCGTTTTGAGAAACTTTAACATCTGCAATTATACCACTAAGTGAAGTATCTCCAGTTGGTGCTATTTCAATATTAAATAAATCACCTGCAGGTACAAAACTTCCAGATATTGTTTGACCACTACCTGTATCTGAAGAAATAAAATTTTGATAAGGACCAAGGCCTGAAACCGTTTTTTCAAAAATACCACTTCCTGATGTTAATATAATATCAGAAGAACCTAATCCAAAATCAAGTTTATTAAGTCCTACCGTTTTACTAGAATCAACCACCGCCCAATGCGAACCAGATGATTTAAATATATATCTTCTATATTGACTTCCTGTAGCAACAGGTTTCTGAATAGATTGTAGATTCAACGAGTCCATTGGATAATTTGGAACAGAAGAGGTTTGTTTATTCAGATGTTGCATACCATTTGAAATAGAACCTGAACCTCTCATAAGAAAAGAAAGATAAATTGAACCAGTTGTGTTTGCAAATTTAGGTTTTTCTAGTAAGTATTTGTCTCCAACTACCTTTATTCTTTCTGTACTTGAACCAGATATGACATAATATTCATCAAATCCCTCACCATTAAATTTTTGAGTAATATTATCACTTATAGATAGACCACCATCAGAATCTGTATATTGTACACCAAGACCTGGTGCTGAGTATTCTGAAGAAATTTGACTATCTGAATAAAGCCATCTTTCATAATCAGTAAATGTTCTGATAATATTGTCTATGCCTTCAAACTCTTGATTTCTAATTTTTGTAGCAGCACCATTTATAGAAGAACCTTCTTGGCCAAATTGTATTAATGAACTTGAAATAGTAATTAATTTAGTTTCTATTGCTTCCAATTTACTTCTAAAGTTTTTAACTCTTGATTCTGCAGAACTAAAAAATACAAAATTTTCAAAATTTCTATAATCTACTAATGTTTTATCAAAAGACTCATTTTGAATAGATGTTGAACTTGAAACAAAATTATTCAGCTGTCTCTGAGGTAATGAACCTGTTATGTCATCTAAATTTTGATATGTTGTTGTTTCAATACCTTTATTAAATACTCTAAAAGAATTATCAATTTCAAGAGGATTACCAAACTTAGGCATTTCATTTTCTATTGTTCCGGCATAAATTATTTCGTTTTCTAATAGTTCAGAACGAATTGTTAGAAAATTAATTGTACTTAATTTTTTAAATTCTGGTGGTAATGGTCTATTAAGTTTTATAACAAACTGGAATTTTTTTGCGTTATTTGCTCCAGCACTTATTGTACTATCTATAAAGTAATTGTGATTAACAAGTGGTATATACTCACCACCTCCGAGAGGTACAACTACATCCATCTCATCAGATGGAATACGACTGGTAAATAAAACATTTAATCTTGAATATATATCAGCAGCTGTTGCTTGAACATTACCTCCGAGATTAAAATTTAAAGAATCATATTGTGCTGTATTATCACTAAGAAGTCTTATTTCAATTTCTTTCCTAGAATTTGAAATTTTTGCTATTATGAATCTTAATCTGTTTGATACTATGTCAGGAAAATAACTCATTACTGCTCTAGTCCTATATTTTGACCGAATATATCTATCCATATATCAGAAAATATACCATATTTTATAATAAATTTATCATTTTTTGCAACTGATACATTTGGTATATTGGAAAGTACTTCAAAAATTTCACTCATTTTTAATGCAAATTTTTTCTGAGTTGAAGTGTCTCCTTCATATTTTTTTTGTTCTAATGGATATGGTATTATTTGATTATTTCTAATTATCTCTAATGTTTCGTGAGGTACAGCTCTATGTTTTTCTCCTACCATATATGTATTATTATGTTTGTGTGATGGACCAAAATAAAATTTACCAGTTGAAGGTTGTTGTAATAAAGGTTTGGCAGAATTTAGTGTAACGAGCAAAGAATCCGCCTCATCAAAAATATGTAGTTCAACAAAAAATGCATTTTGTAAAGCATAAGCATCTATACCTTGACCACTTACTATATTAAAAGGACTTGTACCTAATGTTGTAAAAGACTCTACAGATGTTAAATCAGTAGTGGTTTCATCAATTATTATTGCACTTTCACTATCATTATATATGTTTACAAATTCCATTTTATCTTCCTTGCGTTTCAAGTAAATGTAAAGTTTTAAATTTATATTTTTTCTCAAAGAGTTCCATATTTTCCATATCTTCATTAGTATACTTTGGATATCTAAGTTCACTAGTACCATTATATGGAGCATTACCAGAATCATCATAGGTTTCTGCATCAATACCAATCACAGGTTGAGCTAATCTAAATATCCATTTTTCCATTTGTGGGTTCCATTCCCAATGTGGTTCATAACATCTAGTAGCTATTGGTGAAGTATCTCCACTTGGAATTCCACCTGAGTCATATGCTGCAAATTCACTAAATCTGTACAAGTTTTGCTGTGTGCTGTACCGAGATGCATGCACTATATTTATTCTCGTACCCATAATTCTTCCAAATATATCTATACCAGAAATAAAATATTGAGCCATTCCTAAGTCTATATTATTATAATATTGAGTCATTGGTTGACCACCACTTATTTGTTCTCCAATCCATTTTGCATAATCTAATATATTTGAAGTCTTATACACATATGTTCTTAATTCTTCAAAGTTACCATTGATTGCACCATTGTTTAATGCATTTCCTGCATCATCAATCATACCTTCAAATTGTTTAGCTTCATCATATTGTAAAATATTTTGATTTGTATAAGTTTTCAAATTGAATGCATATTCTCGAGCTACTTCCTTTATTCGTTCTACACCATTTACACCATATTTATAAAAATTAGGAAGAGAATTAGTACCAAATGTATACCATCCATCCCAAGCTACTGGTCCATAACCAGATACAGGG